TAGTTTCATAGCGTCAGCGTGACTCACTTAAGATTCTCCATGCTGTTGCGGCACACAATGGAACTTGCCCATTTCCAATGGCTTTAAGTCTGTCCACCCTAGCGGCCACCCCATCAGCCACTCTACCCACATCGGGTTCAGCTTTCCACCATTCCCAGCACCCATCAATCTGGCTTCTTCTTTTGTTGTATTCTTGTTCAGTAGTTCCCATGAACCTGTCCCACCACACATGCCAGCTGTTCTTGGTGTCGGCCAATTCTGCATATTGCTTACTTGATCTCTCAGATTTGTTGGCCTTGATCGATTTGGTCGATCGATTGTCGCCTCTTTCATCAATGCCTTTTCCGACTTTGGAGGCAAATGATCCATTGTTGTTGGAGTTGACCAACTTTCCCAAAATCCAAATCCTGTCCCGTTGGTGATTTGCGCCAATATCGGCTGCTCCCATAACAGTCCATCTCGTGTCATACCCCATCGAGGTAAGATCTCCAATGACTCTTGTTCCTCCTCTAGTAGTGAGCATTGGGGAGTTTTCCACAAAGACAAATTGTGGTCGTACTTCGCTAACCACCCTCGCCATGTGATTCCACATCCCTGATCTTTCACCATCAAGTCCATCACCTTTTCCTGCGGCTGAGATGTCTTGGCATGGAAATCCTCCAGATACGACATCAACAATTCCTCGCCACGGCTTTCCGTCAAAGGTTTGTATGTCATCCCAAATTGGGAAAGGCGGGAGAATCCCATCATTTTGTCTGGCGCACAATACGCTTGCTGGGTATTGCTCCCATTCGACAGCGCAGACTGTTCGCCATCCAAGAAGTTTTCCCCCAAGGATGCCTCCACCAGCGCCTGCGAAAAGAGCCAACTCATTCATACACCGCCTTTCATTTGTTTAGCAAATTGACGAATGTAGTCAGGCATAGGTGCTGCCTTCTTTTCATCAGCTTTAATCTTTTCCAATGCAGGGTCAGGCTCATTCTTTGATGGAACTGTGAGCCTAACAATGTCCGCAGGATTTTGTTTAGGTGCATGAGTAGTTCTCACCCAATTACGCCAAGTAGCAAACCAATCTAGTTTTGTACCTTTTGGCGCAGAAACCCAATAATCTTTAAATTGTTCAAAGGTTTTGGTAGGGTTAAGTTCTGGCCTTGTTTGTTGACAGAACTGCTCCCATTCAATTGGCAAAGTTAAATCAGAAGCGAGGCGTTTGCCGAGTGTCTTCTTCTCTTTCTTTGTCTCTGCCTCTGTCTCTCTCTCTGTCTCTGGGATAGCATCTTGCAATCGTTCTGCTAGCACTCCGCTAACAACAGTAAAAAAGTTATTATCAATCAATGGCTTAACACCAGACTGGTATTCTTTTTCAGTTATGTGTAGACGAAAGACTAGCTCATCTAGTGAGCCATCAAAAACACCATCTTTTGACTCACTTGCAAGCAACCAGAGCATTGGTGCTATTGCTTTGCTAGCAATAGGCAAGCGCATATAAACTCTGTCGTTTAACAGGTCACGATGTAATTTAATCCACGGAGGGCATCTGTCTTTGTAATGTTGAAAGACGGCCCAATTCTTTGGCTGTAAAAGCATATCATCCTCGCACAGTCCACCCACTAACACAAAGAAACAATCGGCAGGCGGGGAGGCTCGCTTTTCGGTTGGGAGATCAAGCCCAACCTAGCCGTGTTTCAAAACATTGTATCAAATAAACTGATTGTTGGTAATTTCTTTCGCAGGTTTTGGTCTACCAAGCAATCGTTTAGCTTGTGCGTTCATCACAGCATACTCTGATTTGCTAAATATACCCTTGGCATTGCGAATATCGAAAGGATTGAGCAAGCAGCGAGTTTCGTCTTTTGGCCTGTTCTCAATCAAGTGGTCAGCAAGGGTGTACCTAGCTACTCTGTAGCGACCAACCAGAACCTCCTCGGTGGTTAGATCACCTTTGTAGCGTAGTTTCTTAGCTGTAGACAGTACAGAGGACTTGGGCATACCTGTTAGGTCACAGACTTCTTGTGAAGTAAGTGGGCCATTCTGGAGGGCTTTAATTATTGCTTCTTGTGTCATTTAAACCATTCTGGTTTGAGTTCTTTGAGTTGATAGATTCGTAACAGGGGGATTGTCTTCCAATGCCAGACAGCCGCCCGTTTGATTCCAAGGATACGAGCAAGCTCACTCTGTGAGCCAGCAAGTTTGATTGCAGTTTGTTTGTCCATCTCTTGAGTATAGCAAGGTAAACAGTTTGTTGAAAGAAAGATACACTAGGGAAAATACTTAGTAAATAATTGTTGATCTGTGTGTTTAGTTTGCTATACTGACGTCAGCCCACAACAAATCGTAAGTGGGTCTTTTTAAGGAAACAAAATGAACTTTGAAAAAATCATGGATTACGTTACAGCAATATCAATCGGTGTTGGCATGGCAGTTTTACTGGTTGCATGGTGGTCAACATGAACACAAGATTCTTAACCCACGTTCGTAAGATATTTGCCAGCTACGATGCTCCTCCAGAGGTCATTAGAGGCTACCAAAAGCAATGGGTGAAGTCAGTACGCCAGTTAGGTGATAAATGGCTTGTAGCTAAACAAGTGCAGAGAATCCAATGACAAGAGAAGACGCAATTAAAGATTTGTCACATGGTGAGTATTGTTGCTACTGTACTGAACAAAAGACCTACAGCTCATGCTGTGGAGAAAACCACTTTGTAGAGTTTGCAGACCTCTATGAAGAAGACAAAGAAGCAATGATTGAAGATTATTTAAAGGAAGAATGATGGTACATAAGAAGTTAATGCAAGCAAGAATGTTTTTGCAACAAATGTCTCTCAAGAAGTCTGGGCATAACAAGTTCGCGGGCTACCAATATTTTGAATTGGGAGACTTTCTCCCCCAGATCAATGAGATTTTTCATGGTCAAGGTTTGTGCGGAGTTATCTCATACACTAAAGAATATGCTGATCTGACCATCACCGATGTAGATGATGGCACTTTCATTACTATCAGTTCGCCAATGGTAGAAGCCAATCTAAAAGGGGCACACGCCATCCAGAATCTTGGTGCTGTAGAGACATATCAGCGCAGGTATCTCTGGATGACAGCAATGGAAATCGTAGAGCATGATGCTTTAGATTCCTCTGCACCAATCAAAGAGGAAAAGGTCATCATCACGCCTACACAGGGTATAGCAGACACGCTACCACCAGAGGAGATGAATTACCTGCGTGAGTTGGCAATGGAACTCATTGCTCTTGATGGAAAGCAAGGGCTTGAGAAAATGGAAGCAGAAAACCTAGAGTCTGAACAAAAGATAGCCTTGTGGGGATTACTGCCAAGCAAAGTAAGATCAGCAATTAAAAGGGCTAAGGAGTAATCCATGCTGACGCAAAAAGAAGTCTGTGACTATTTTGATTATGTAGATGGAATCTTGTATTGGAAAGTTCAAAAAGCTAATGTAATAAAAATTGGTCAGGCTGCTGGCTCATTGGATAAAAGAACTGGCTATTACAGAATCCATGTCAACTCAAAACTGCACAAAACTCATAGACTAATTTTTCTGTATCACCATGGATATTTGCCAGACTATGTTGACCACATAGACAACAACAAAACAAACAATCGTATTGAAAATTTGAGAGAAGCAACAAAGTCTCAAAATTCAATGAACCAGAAAATAAGTACCAGAAACACAAGTGGAATTAAAGGAGTAATGTGGCACAAAAGAGATAAAAAATGGTTTGTTCAATTAAGGGTTAATTCAAAGTGTCATAGTTTTGGTTACTACGACAATAAAGAATTAGCTGAACTAGTAGCAATAGAAGCAACTAACAAGTTGCATAAAGAGTTTTCAGCTTACAAAGGAGCATTAAATGGAATACAACAATGAAAATCGTGGTGCGTTATGGAAGAACGACCGCAGGGATGATGAGAAGTTTCCTCATTACAAAGGCTCACTCAATGTAGAGGGTGTAGATTTCTGGATTAGTGCATGGCTAAAAGAGGGCAAAGATGGAACTAAGTTCATGTCCTTGTCTGTCAAAGCTAAAGATCAAAAAGAAGCTAAAGCACCTACAAAGCGATCTGTAAGAGATGACTTTGAAGATGCGCCTTTCTAAAATTTAATGTTAACGGGCGGGAAAGCAGACAATTTTGTCGGACGAATGTTAGTACCGCCCACCTCAAGGAGAAAATAATGGATTACAAAGAAGCATTTAAAAGAATTTTTGTTATGCCTGACTTCCCAATGGTCAGAGCAACAGACCCACTAACTTCTTTTGAAGCAGCAGAGGCTATTAAACCAGTAGTCTCTCAGCATCACCAGATCATCTTGGAGTGCCTACAAACTCATGGTGCTTTAGGTAAAGATGGGATAGCTTCGTTGTCTGGATTAGATGGTAATCAAGTCGCTAGACGCTTAAACGAGATGAAAGTTCTAGGGCTTATTCATCTCACAGGTAAAACAGTTAAATCAAACTCAGGTAGAAACGAAAGAGAGTGGTCA